AAACTATTGAAAAATAACTATTATTTTAATATTTTATTACTTTGACCATAATTATATATATATATATTATATAAAAAGATCAAAGGGGGAGAAATGTTAAGTTTTACTACTATTAAGGGATATGAATTTTACGTATTTTAATAGAGTCGATTTTTTTGGTCAAAATGGATTTTTTGAAAAATTTCTTTTATTTTTCAAGAGGTTAGGCGGGACAAAAAATGGACGCAAAAATGGTCAAAGATGGTCAAAATTACGATTTCGGGACAAACCCTTATATTTCAATGACTTAAAAATGGTTCCGCCTGAATGGGGAAACCGGTATGTCTACAACGCGTAAAAAACTGATATCAAAACATGCGATGTGCGCGGCTACAATAGCTCAAGTTCACTAAAAAGTCAAACGGATTGCGATATGATAGATGGGCAGCTAATCAGCGATGACGAACTACCATTCTTGCTGCAACAGCTAAAATCTAAACGACCACGCACACCGAAAAATCTAATAGAAGCGGCTATGAGTTATTTTAAAGCTGCGCACAATACTAAAGTGCTAGACCGCTCAGGCAACGCTGTAGAACGCCCCTGGACGCTGGATGGGCTATTACTTCATATCGGACTTATACGACAAGACTGGCGTGAATTTAAAGCGCGCGATAACTTCAAGCGTGTGTGCGAGCGCATCGAGATGTTGATTTATACACAAAAATTTGAACTCGCAGCGATAGGGGTGTATAATTCAACGATCATGTGTAGAGATCTAGACTTAGTTGACAAGTCAGACGTCACGTCGAATAGCGAGACGATGCAACCTGCAACTTTCGTCAGAAAAATAGTGCATGCAGGAGAATAGCACTGCAAGAGCTTATCGTTGAAACGCCTGGCTGGGCTGTACCACTATTGGAACCTGCGCACTACAAAGGCGCAGCAGGTGGCAGGGGTAGTGGCAAAAGTCACATGTTTGCGAGCTTATGCATTGAAGAGATGCTGCGCGACCCGTATCTTGATTTTGTATGTTTGCGAGAGTTTCAAAAATCGCTCAAGTACAGCGTAAAAAAATTAATCGAGGAAAAGATACGTGAATACGGCGTACAATCGCAGTTCAAAATCATGGAGCGCGAGATACGTCGATTAGGGCGCACAGGAGCCACTTCTCGCATCATTTTTGAAGGTCTTAACGATCACACTGCAGACTCGATAAAATCGCTAGAATCGTTCGCTAGAGCCTGGTTTACAGAAGCACAACGCGCGTCAGAGCGTTCGTTACAGTTACTTAGACCGACTATACGCGCCCCAGGCAGTGAGCTCTGGTTCGATTGGAATCCTGATCAGCCCTCCGATCCTATAGAAAAGCTGTTCTCATCAAAGCGCGATGATTTAGTCTTTGTAAGAGTTAATTATTTTCAGAATCCATTTTTACCTGATATTTTAAGAAAAGAAGCAGAGCAGTGGCGGCACGACGACCCCACATCTTTCGCACATGTGTGGCTCGGTGAGTACAACACAAACGCAGAAGATCAAATACTGCACGGCAAATGGGAAGTGCGTGAATTCGAGATACAGAAAGACTGGAGTGTGTACTATGGTGTCGATTGGGGTTTCAGTACTGACCCAACTGCGGCAGTTGAGTGCTATGTGTCATCAGAAAATTATCTGTACATTAATCAAGAGCTCTACAAGACAAAAGTTGAAACTGAACAATTACCCACTTTTTTATCGCAAATAGAGAACTTACCTCGGCACGTTGTACGTGCAGACAATGCAAGACCCGAGAATATCAGTCACTGCAAACGACACGGCATTATGAGAATGTGCGCAGCTGAAAAGTGGAAAGGGTCAGTTGAAGACGGCATTAGTAAATTGCGGTCTTTTAAGAAGATAATAATATCACCATCGTGTAAAAATTGGGAAACTGAAGCACGGCTTTACAAATACAAAAAAGATAGACATACTGACGATATATTGCCTGATGTTATCGACAAACATAATCACTTAATCGATGCTACGCGTTACGCATTAGAACCACTGACAAAACGAAGATCATCGATTATGAATGCACCCGCGAGCGCGCTACGTGTTAGATAAGCTTAAAAATCTTTTCCAAACCCAACCCCCGCGCGAGCAAATAAAAGCGCAGGAAAGCCCTAAAAATGCGCATACAGGCGGCGATTACTATGGGTATCGTGCATCAACGCACAAGCTAACAGAAGACGCAAAATCTGTGCGTTTTACGAGCCCGCTGACTGTCGACGAAGCACAACAGTTTGGATTTGATTCTGCAGGTTACAAACAAGCGTTTGTTGCTTCTGCTAACACGATCCCGCAGCAGCTATTCAATTGGTATTCAACGCAAGGATTTATCGGCTATCAAGCATGTGCTTTGGTGTCGCAGCAGTGGCTAATCAATAACGCGTTAGTAATCCCCGCGCGAGACGCAGCGCGGAACGGGTATAGGGTAACAAAGTCAGACGGTGAAGACTTAGATCAGACCATTTTAAGTGCTATTGAGACAGCAGATAAAAAACGCGGCATACATGATCAGCTCGTAGAATACGGAACAAATGTTCGTCGTTTTGGCATACGACTTGCGTTGTTTTGTGTAGAGAGTGATGATCCTGATTACTATGAAAAACCGTTCAATCTCGATGCTGTAAAACCCGGGAGTTATGTGGGAATTAGTCAAATAGATCCAGCGTGGGTCGCGCCAATGCTTGACGTCGACGCTGCATCTAACCCCGCAAGCGCGTACTTTTACGAGCCGACTTGGTGGCAGATAAATGGGCGTCGATATCACAGAACACACTTTGCAATATCGCGTTATGCTGATCTTCCAGATATTCTAAAGCCCACATACTTATACGGCGGTTTGCCTCTTACGCAGCTACTTGTTGAGCGCGTATACGCAGCAGAACGCACAGCTAACGAAGCCCCGATGCTTGCGCTTACAAGCCGCTTGAACGTGTTAAAGACTGACATGTCTGCAGTTGCAGCAGACCCCGCCGGTTTTCAAGCAAGACAAAGTGAGTTGCTCTGGAACAGAGACAACTACGGATGGTTTGCTATTGACGCAGATGAAAGTATAGAACAGCAAAAAACCGATCTCGGCGGGTTAGATGATGTGATATTTGGGCAGTATCAATTAGTTGCAGCGGTGGCTGGAGTGCCATCGACAAAACTGCTCGGCATGAGCCCCCGTGGTTTTGATTCATCTGGCGCATACGAGCAGTCAACATACTACGATACGCTGCAAACGATACAACGACAGTATGATCGTGTACTTGATAGACATCATCAGCTGCTCATAAAATCTGATATAGCACCACATTTTAAAGTGCCCTATTTTGAGACGTCAATTGAGTGGAACCCGCTCTATACACCAACAGCTAAAGAACGCGCAGAGATTGGTTTACTTAACAGACAAGCAGAACGTGAAGCAATGAATACTGGCAGTGTATTACCTGACGAGATTAGAGCACGCTTGATAAACGACGATTTTTCGGGCTTTGAGGGGCTAGCGATAAAACCCGACTACGACGATGATTTGTATGCCGACGCTCGAACTGACTAAAAAAAGACAGCGCTGGGTGCAGCAGTTCAAGCCGACTGCGGTAGTGCGCGGGCTACCAATGCACTATCCGGCGGCAGTAGGTCAGTACTATGTAAGCGCAATGTTAGCGTTACTCGATGACGTGCAAGATGAGTTTCAGAGAAAGATTATAAGATTGTTCAAGTCTCCGCTGGGGCGTGAGCACTTTGCTACTGATGATAGTATAGAATCGCAGACTAGAATACTAATAAATAAGCTGACGAAAGAACTTGATAAATTTTCTGATAAGCAAGCGAAAAAAATAGCTAAACGATTCACGCGTAATTTAGACTCAACAAACGCGTCGATGATGTATAAATCATTTGAAGAGCTGTCGGGCGGAACTCGATTAAAGACTAGCACTATAACTGAATCTATACGTGAGCAGCTTAAAAATGCGATAAATGTTAATTCAGGATTGATAAAATCGATTATTACGAGCAGCATAGGTCAGATGAGTGATGCTGTGTATAGATCGATAATGACCGGACGCGGGCTAGCTGATCTTACGCCATTTTTTGAAAAGCATAACGAAATAAGCAAAAGACACGCACGTAACGTAGCACTTGATCAGACACGTAAAGCATATACTGCGCTAACACGCACACGCATGACGAGCGCAGGTCTTGGAAAATTTGAGTGGAGGCATTCGGGAGGGGGTCAAGAGCCAAGAAAGTATCACAAAGATAATTGGCCTTTAGGGTTAAATCGCGGCATTTTTGACATCAACGACCCCCCTGTCATCGACAAAAAAACAGGTGAGAAAGGGCTGCCGGGGCAAGCTATTAACTGTAAATGCATTATGGTGCCCGTACTCGACTTCAGCGATGGAGTTGAGTCATAGCAAGTAAAGAAGGAAAAATAAAGGTGTAATATGCCTCTTAAAACTGGTTACAGCGATAAAACAATAAGCGAGAATATCGCGAAAGAAATTAGAGCAGGAAAGCCCGCGAATCAAGCTGCAGCTATCGCATACTCAGTTGCGCGTAAAGCGAAAAAGGCAAACGACGACAACACTACAGCACGTAGCGTTGACACGAACGGGTGGGTTGAGATAAAAAATAACCCACTGTCAAAAGTCGGCGTGTACCCGTACTCAGGCGCAATGATAGACTCAGATGGTAAGTTAGGGCTTGACCCTCTTAAGTTGTACAATGTGTATCGTCCTGCAAGTGAGCTTTCATCAAAAGAAACGATAGAAAGCTTTAAGCTAGTGCCTTGGATCGATGAGCACGACATGCTAGACCCGTCGATGTCTGATGCGCAAAAGTGCAAAACATTTGGCGTTATTGGTGAGCAAGTGCACTTTAAAAACGGTAGACTGTATGGTAATCTTAAGATTTACGATACTGACTATTTAGATAGAACTATAGACAGCGGTAAAAAGCCGGAGGTGTCTTGTGGCTATCGCTGTAAGTACGTTCCTAAAAAAGGAACTTTTGGCGACAAACAATTTGACTTTATACAAACGAACATCAGAGGGAATCACTTAGCGAGCACAAAACAGGGACGAATGTCACCGTTTGTATCAGTGCTCGACTCGTCAGAAACAGAACAAAAAATGACTTTTTCTTTTGACTCAGCAGAGGCCTTTAACATGTCAAAAAAAATCAGAGCAGCAAAAAAAGCTGCGAAAAAATTAAGCTACGCAGCAGATGAGGATTTGTCAATACAAGAACTCGCAGCTATGATTAAAGATGTTTTGCCAAAAATCGAAGCTATCGAACATTCAGTCTTAGCACTGCAGAGCGCAAGTAAAAAGTTTGCAGAAAGCGAAGAAGAAGAGTATGAAGAGCGCGAAGAAGCTGAAGAAGCTGAAGAAGACGAATACGAAGAGATTGTAGAAGAATACGATGAAGAAGAAAGCGAGCGCAGAGAAATAGCAGAGCTCGAGCCGCGCAATAAAAAAGGTGAGTTCGATGAAACGGAAGGCGAGCGGAGGGGTGTTGCAGAGATGGAAAAACGCAACAGAAAAGGCGAATTTGATAGTAAAGACTCCCTCGGTGCGGCGCGCGGCAACACAAAAGTATCTATGTCTGAAGTTAACAGAAAAGCAAATACGGGGATGGACGCTATAGAAAGATTATCGCGTGAAGTGTCAACATTAAAGCGGGATGGCATTAAGTCGTTAATGCGAGAAGTTAGTACACGCGATAAACTGTATCGCGATGTATCGCCGCTTGTGGGAGCATTCGATCATTCAGAGATGACAGCTAGCGACGTTGCTAGATATACATGCAAAAAACTAGGTCTTTCTGGCGGCGAACCTAAGGCGTTATTAAGCGGTTTTCTTGCAGCGCGCAGATCACAGAATGCTACAAAAACATATACAGCAGACAGTGCGAAAAATAGCGCTGCAGGAAGCTTTATTAGCGAAATTTTCAAGGCCGCGCGGAGTAAATAAAAATGACATTTCAATCTACAGTAAGACAATTTGCAACATCAGGCTTACCGGGCGAGGTTTCTAATGAGGGTCCACTCCGGGCAAAGTCTTGGACTTTGAGATCGGAGGGGCGCAATAACTCTACTAACCCGATCGGATTCGCATATACGTGGTTAGAAGAAGGCGTTGCCACGCCTGGTGGGGTGGGCACATTAACACCCCCTCTGGTTCAATTCCTTGGTATTTTGATTCAACCAAAAGCCTACGCGCTTCAAGGAACTGCAGCAGGTACGTTAGAACCTGCATATTATCTAAACGATGAAGATACAGGCGAGTTGTTAACGACGGGAGAAATATGGGTGAATTTATACACCGTGGGAACAGTGGGTAACAGCGTGAGCTATGAAGTCGCGACGGGCGCTTTGGGTGATGCGTCGATCTGGGTGCCAGATAACAATAACACGACGTATGCAGAAGTGCCGACAGCTATAATCATAGAACAAAATAAAACTTTGGGCGTGCCCGGACTTGCTAAAATACGCATAACTTACTAAAAATTTTGGAGCCTGATAATGTCTAGTTTAACAGTAACGAAAGAGCGCCAGTCATACTCACCGCGGCATTTTTTAGAAGCGGGAAAAGCGAAATCAAAATTCGCTGGCGTCATGCCAGAAGCACATCAGTTAGAAGCTTGCTTGAATGATCTGCCGGCCATGGGTGCTTGGCTACATAAAAATCATATTCAAACTATGTTTGAATCTTTTGCGCAAGATAGCGCGCACGGAACGTTCGGACTTGATGATTATGTAAACCCGCTAACAACCCCATCTATAACCACTCCTATCCAATTTTTACAACACTGGTTGCCGGGTTTTGTTCACGTCATAACGCAAGCACGTACAATTGATGTACTAGTTGGTATGTCAGTGCAGGGGGATTGGCAGACTGAAGAAGTCGTGCAAGGGGTGATGGAGTTGATCGGTTCACCTGCGCTTTACGGCGATTACACTAATACACCGCTTAGCAGCTGGAATACAAATTTTGAGCGCAGAACAGTCGTAAGATTTGAAGAGGGTCTGCGTGATGGCGTATTAGAAGACTTGCGCGCGGCTGCGATGAATGTTAACAACTCAGCATCGAAACGAATTGCTGCAGCTCTAGTGCTTGAAATAAAACGTAATCAGATAGGTTTTTATGGCTTCAATAACGGACTTAACAGAACTTACGGTCTGTTAAATGACCCGAATAATCCTGCATATGTAACGGTTGCTATTGGTGCAAGTGGTTTCACGCAGTGGAACACAAAAACATTTGATGAAATTACAGGTGACATAAGAAGCTGGTATGCAGCACTACGCTTAAGTACAGGCGGTAATTTGCAAGACGACGCAGACGAAGTAACTCTCGCTATTGCGCTGTCTGTTTACGATCAGCTTACAAAAACAACTTCAGCAAACGGCTACAGTGTTATGGCGTGGCTGCGTGATTCGTACCCGAACACTCGTGTCGTTAACGTGCCAGAATTTGACGGCGCAGACGGCGGTGAAAACGTAGCGTACTTATATTTAGAAAGTGCTTCAAAAACACCTGATGATATTAATAAAAATACATCTACAGACGATATGCGTACTTACATTCAACCAGTACCGGCAAAATTTCAGACGGTTGGCGTTCAAAAGCTAGCAAAAGGTACTGTTGAATCATACAGTAACGCAACCGCGGGCGTCATGTTGAAAAGGCCATATAATGTTTATCGCGCATCAGGAATTTAAAAATGCCTTATATTTATTCTACAAAAAGTAATTCTACAGCATATGCATTTTACGATGCTAGCGTTAAAGATAAAGATTCTCCAGAGGTTATCAAAAAAATCGTTGTAAAAGGCGGAGCGCATGTAGCAAATAAAAACTTTGTAACGCCGAAGGGTGTTGTTACTAAAGTTACAGATGAAGAATATAAGCTACTTTTAGAACATCCTGTTTTTAAGCGTCATGTAGAGCGCGGATTTGTACTCGCAAGTACGAAAGAATACAAGTCAAAAAAAGCAATAAACGACATGAATGACGACGACAAAAGTGCACCGTTAACACCTAAAAAATTGGAAGCAGAGCAAAAAAGACTAGAGAAAGAGGCAAAAGAAAAAGCTGCTAACGACGCTAGCATTAACGACATGATAGTGTGATAACATGTCAAACATAATAGAGTTTGATGTTGTTATTTTTCGTGCACAATTTTTCAATCAGTTTCCGGATCCGCCGTTTACTGACGCAGTGATAGAAACATACTGGAATCAAGCTGTTTGTTATGTGTCGAATATTGATACTCAGTTTTTTCTCAATACTGCGTGTCGCACTTTTGCGCTAAACTTGATGACAGCACACTTGCTTACATTGCAAGTTGCAAATAACCCGGACGGCGCGTCGGCAACGATAGGGCAAGGTGGTTTTGTTTCGTCAAGCTCTATAGATAAAATCTCAGTAAGTGTGCAAGCGTTTGATACAAAGTCCGAATTTGTGTGGTGGTTAAATCAAACAGCTTACGGACAACAGCTTGCAGCATTGCTAGCTAAGTCAAGTGTCGGCGGTGTGTATTACGGCGGCAATAATGAGCTCGGCTCATTTAGAAGATCGGGTGGTCAGTTCATACCGAGTACACAATAATCATGCCGAAAGTTAAACGTAAAATTAATGCTAAAGCTGAAGCCGCGTTAGCAAAATTGACTAAAGATTTTTCATCAAAAGAGTTAAACGTCGGATGGTTTTCTAATTCTCGCTACGACGATAAAAATGCAACACCAGTTGCATATGTTGCAAGCATACAAGAGTTTGGGAGCGAATCGGGTAGGATACCACCACGGCCTTTTATGCGACCGACAATAGCAGAGCAAAAAGCGACATGGCGTAAGTTTCTAAAGTCTAGTAGTAAGCAGATACTAAAGGGAAGTAAGACAGTAGAGCAAACGTTTGAGCAACTGGGCTTGCAAGCTTCTGGAAAGATAGCAGCGCAAATAGCAGACGTATATCAGCCCCCCCTAGCGAAAAGTACAATAAAAGCGCGGCTTCGTAAGCGCGCTAATAAAACAGCAGTGGGGTCGCTAGATAAGCCACTTGTCGATTTTGGCGTAATGCAAAAAACGGTTACGTATACTGTAAGCTGAGCGTGTCATGTCGATACCGGGCTCAAACATATATCTTAAAGCAATACAACTTATAGCGCGTCAAGTATATGTGTATTATGCGTTTACAGGACGAACAATTGACGACCGGGGGAGACCGGTCAACACATACGCAGCGCCGGTTACGCTACGCGACAGTATACAAGCTCTACCGCGCGAATATTATCAGCAACTCGGTCTTGATTTTAGTCGCGACGCAATTACTGTGTTTACTAACTCCGCTTTGTTTTCTGTAGATCGTGACTATTCAGGTGATCAGATTGTATATCGTGATGCTACATTTCAGTTGTTGAGTAGCACAGATTGGAGTCAGCAAGACGGCTGGCGTGAAGTGTATGCAGTTAAACTAGCAGCGGAGACTGCGCTGTGATTACAGACGCGCTAGTGCAAACAACTTTACGATCGACAGTGCTAAACGGACTTGCAAGATACGGGCAAAGCGGCATTGCAGTGCTGCAAAACTTTGCGTCTTCAACTCAAGGAACATCGTCAGCACCAGCAATCTATTTCACAAAAATTTATGCGAGGCGATACGGTACGCAGGGACGCTCATACCTATACCTCGCACCCAATTTTGACAAAACAGAGCGATACTTTATAGAAGATACGTATCAATTCAACGCTACTATAAAAGAAGATGTTGCAGATATAAATGGACTAACAGCTAGCGACATAATAGACTTGGTTGCGGGAATTTTACAGTCTATAGACGCGATAAATGAGTTATCAGCTGTAGACATCGGTATAGAAAGAATACAACAGATAAGAACACCGCGGGTGTTAAATGACAGCATGCAGTACAGAGAAGAGCCTTCATTTGATTGTGTGCTAGTTTATCAGCGAACACTAACAACTATAGTACCCCCTGCGCTGCCCGTAAGCGCAGGCGTCATCGGAGTATGAGAAGTGGCTATTTCATTTACGCGATATGTTGACATAAACAGCGCGCTTTTGAGCGCAGGAAATATACCCGGGGCGGTGCTAGAGCTTCGCTTGATAACAGACAATACACTAACACCGACGCAGACAATTTTACAATTCAGTTCAGCAGCGCAGGTAGGTGAATACTACGGAACGTCTAGCGTTGAGTACTCGCAAGCGTCTTACTATTTTAGCTACCAGCGACCACTATTCAGAACGTCACCGTCTACAATAAGCTTCGCGTTTTGGCCTCAGGTCGCCACGGTACCGCTTATTTTTGGAACCAAAAGCTTTGGTAGTATTATTGATTTTAATGCGATAAATGACGGCGCATTTAAGCTTACGCTCGGTACTGACACGCTAGACGTTACAGGTCTTGACTTCACGCTAGCAGTATCACTAGCTGACGTTGCAGATATCGTAGAGACTGCAATACAAGCGGCATCAGCACTCCCGGTTTGGGCAGGGGCTGCAGTATTGTTCGGTACAGATTTTGAGCTGCTGGGGGGTATTGCCGGTGCTGCGCCGGTCAACGTTCAGTCGCCGGACTCTGGAACTGACATTACAGCTCTATTGGGCTGGACTTCAAATGCTGTATACTCTTATGGCGCCGCCGCGTTATCACTCACTGATTACTTAACGCAGCTTACTGACGTTAACGATCAATTCGGTTCGCTAGCGTTTACATTCGAGCCGACAACAGACGATAACATAACTGCAGCAGAATACTTTGCACAGAATGCATACAGATTTGCAGTACTCACTGAACGAACCGCGGCTACTGATGTCACTACATACACTACAGCGTTAAGCGGTGATGAGGGAAAAAATGCTGCGTTTACGTTACGTGATGTAAACTTAACGACTGAATATCCGTGGCTTTTACCTGCAGCGGAAGTCGCTGCAATTAATTATGATCAATCGAACAGCGTAACTAACTTTATGTTTAAGTATAACGGATCTACGCCGCTTGTAACAAGCGACTCAGATGCTAACTACTACGATAACTTGCGAATAAACTACGTTGGACAAACGCAAAAAAACGGTGCAACAATCAACTTTTATCAGCGAGGGTATGCGATAGGTACTGATGACGGATCTATTATAGATTTAGGTGTTGCGTATAATGAAATTTGGCTAAATAAGTCACTAAGCGCAGCGCTCGGTAACGTTCTGCTCGATAACCCGTCTGTGCCTGCGCAGCAGCGCGGTATAGCGATAGTCACTGCAGCATTGCAAGGTGTTATTGATCAAGCGTTAACGAATGGTGTGATTAGTGTCGGTAACATTTTTAGTAACGCTAAAAAATTTCAAATAGCATCGTTGACCGGGGTGCCAGATGGTTGGATTACTGTACAAACAGAAGGCTATTACTTAAAAGTGTACATAACAGAGCCGAGTCCTGAAGTTTTCAATATAAATTATTTGTTAGTTTATGGCAAAAATAACTCAGTCCGTAAGATCGAAGGTTCTGACATTATAGCGTGAGGTAACACATGAGTATGCGCATTGCATCGACAGGTATAGAGCTGTTAGTACAAACGCCGGTCACTTTTCCCGTGGGGTTTACGATTACAGAATTTGCAGATGACGGCGATTCGTTAACTGGTGACCCGTTACAGATCGGTGATTCTGCGATGAATGTGAACGGTAAAAAAGTGGAGTGGTCAACACCAACGGTCGTTAAAAAAACAGTCAATCTTATAGCAGGCTCTGACAGCGACAAAAATATGGCGTTGCTTTTTGATAGTAATCGAATCGGTCCCGGGAAAATAATTACAGGGGAAACGATCACATGGATCGTGACTTATCCCAGTGGAGACGTTTTAAGATTGACCGGCGGCTCGACACGCGAGTATGATTTTGGTCTTGATGCTATGCAAACAGGACGCATAAAGAGCAAAATGTATAGTGTTGATTTTGAAAACGCAGTTTGGAACCCCGCATGATAGCACCTCACGAAATCACGGTAACTACAATAGATGGTGATGAAAAAAAGTATCTGTTGCATCGATTCGATTGCATAACAGCGCGTGAAGTTTTGACGCAATATCCAACGACTGGCGCACCATCTACAGGTAAGTATGAAGATAATCAAAAACTGATGCTAAAAGTTTTATCTTTTGTTTGTGCTGTTGTTGATGATAAAAAGATAAAACTTGATAGCGAGACGTTGATAAAAAATCACGTGCCTGACGGCGAAACGCTGTTGCGTATTGAGTATGAAATGTTCAAATACAACTATAGTTTTTTTCAAAAAGGCGACGTATTCGATGTATTAACGCAATTAATATCGAAAGTGCAGAGCAACAACAATACCCAAACGTCGACGGATTTGTCGGAGCTTTGATATCAAATAACAAAGCAACATTGCACGAATTGCGAACAATATACTCTTTAGAAGACGCATACGATATGTATGAGATTATAGCAGTAGATCGCTATAATGAATACGTCGCCGTAAAACGTCACAACGAAAAACTGAAACGCTAATGGATGTTCTCGATACGTTCACTATCCTCTTTAAAGGCGACACTGACGCTTTAAAAAGAGGAAGAAAAGACGCAAAAAAAACTACTGATGATCTACAAGCGTCAATAGAAAAAACAGATAAAACGACAGCGCAGCTTGGATCGTCGTTCGCTAATGTAGCCGCGCAACTCGGTACTGCAGCAGTTAGTTTTTTATCTGTTAACGCGTTACTGTCGAATACGCAGAAATCTATAGCATACGCAGATCAGATTGGTTTGTTCTCGAGAACTGTCGGATTGTCGACAGAAACAGTGAGCGCATGGGGTAACGCGGTCGAGAGCGCGGGCGGAAGATCTGAAGCTTTTCAATCAATAATCTCATCGTTAAATGGACAACTGCTAGAGCTTGCGCTTACAGGAAACAGCGCGCTATTACCCGTTTTGAGCCAGCTCGGCATTGCTGCTGTTGATGCTTCTGGGCGCGTTAAAACAGGCTTTCAGTTACTGCGCGATATCGGCGCGCGCTTGCAAAGCATGCCGGAGCCCACGGCTTTTGCGCTCGGGCAAAGACTTGGTATAGACCCTGCGCTAATAAGCATATTACGATCAGGCGCGCATGAGATAGATGCACTTCTTAGCAGACAACAAAAACTTGGCGTAGTTACAGAAAAACAAGCAGAGATAGTGCGGCAACTACGCGCGCAATGGAGCGATCTTACGCACGCGTGGAGACAAAATGGCGTAGATACTGTCGAGCGTTTAAGCGGTGTGCTGTCTACGTTAATGTCGGGGCTAACAAATTTTGTAATATTCTTACGCGAGCATGAAAATTTAGTAACCGGTTTTTTCATTGCGCTTGCGGGAGTAACAGCGATAGCTGCATTGGGCGTGCTAGCATTAGCAGCGCCATTTTTACTGCTAGCAGCTGCTATGGCGCTTTTTGCGCTTGCATATGATGATATAAAAACGTATCTTGCGGGAGGCGATAGCATTATCGGACGAGCGATAGAAAGATGGCCGCTGCTCGGCGATGCAATAAATTTCGTATCTGATGCGTTAAGTAAATTTTTCTCTTTACTTGAATCAGGGTGGGAGAAAACAAAAAATATCTCATCATTTTTGCAGTTTTTCATACGCAGAAAGTTCGGCGGCAAAAGTGATGACACGCTAGAAGATGCGTTAGCTATCGCTAACGATAGCTTGCGTGCAGCAGATGTTAATCCGCTAACAAGCATCTCAAATACAACACTACTTGAGAAAAACCTGGGTGCGGCAACACGTCAGTTCAATATTTCTATAGATAGAATAGACGTCAACACGCAAGCAACTGATGTTAGTGACATCGCAAACAACATAGCTGATGAGCTGCGACGACAAACTGAAAACGCGGTAGATAACTTTGACGACGGGCTTTTAGCATGAGTCTCGGTCAGCTCGGACTTCAGAGCTTTATATCAAAATTTGGTAGCGATGTCGTTGCGCTTTATGCGCAAGACGATAGTGGCATACCGGGGCAGCCGATCGTTACTAACGCGAATATAATGAAAGCGTCTATCAATACGCGCTCGCGCATTTTTAGTCACCCGCTCGCAAACGGTACTGTACTATCAGATCACGTTATCGACGAGCCTGTCGATATCGAGCTTGCGCTAATCATAACAAATAAAAATACGTCGTTTAGTGAGTTTGAAATCGGTTTCAATGCGCCATCACAGAGCGTGTTGCGTAATACATACTCAACACTGTTAGCGTATCAGCAATCAAGACGATTACTAGCACTGCAAACGCGAGCAAATTTATTTACTAATCTGTTAATTTATGCACTGCCTCATCAAGAAACTGTAGATGTGTTTAACGGCATTGTGCTGATTGTAAAACTTCAAGAGACACGTTTTGCGATACCGATTGTCGGCGTTTTTTCACCAATAAACGAGGTGCAAGTCGATACTAAAGATAGAGGTGTGATACAATCAACACCGCCAACACAAACACAACAATCAGCTGCCGCGGCGTTACTTGATAATTTAACAGGCAGCTTAAGTGGATATTTTAACGAATAAAAATGGCTGTCATAGTTCCGATAGAAGCAATACCCAACCAGTCTCTCGATTTTAACGCTGAGCAGCAAGTGTATAAGCTTCGTTTACATGTAGTTAACACGAACATAGCTATAGACATAGCGAGAAACGGAACGCAATTACAATCTAGTCGTGTTTGTCCCGCGGGTGCGCTATTAATAGAGTATGACTATTTGCGCGGTAGCGGCGGAGACTTTGGCATCATAACGCAAAATGATGAGATACCTGTCTATACGCAATTTGGCGTTACGCAATTTTTAGTATACTACTTTTCTGATGAGTTGTCGTAATGCCAACACTCGATCCGCGTTTGTTGAGTGTAACTATAGAGATAGAAGACAATGTATCGCGAACTTATCGCGATCTAGCTATACGCGCAACGGGAAAAAAGTTTGCATCGGCACTACATAATACGTGCGAGATACGCATAGCAAACGTAGATAAAACTACACGCGATTATCTGTTAACTGTCGGTACACCTTTTAACAGAATCGCTAACTTGCTTCTAAATAGAATCATAGTCGAAGCCGGCAGACAAAGTTACGGACTCTCGACAGTATACGCGGGCAACATCACGACAGTTACAGAGACGCAACCACCGGATATCTGGCTTGTAATAAATGCACAGGCGTCGAGGTTTCAGCAAGGGCAGGCGATAGGCGTTCAAGCAACACCCGTAAGCTCGCTGCGCTCTGTCGCGCAGCAGCTTGCAGATGAGCTCGGGCTTGCGCTAGAGTATGCAGCACCGGAGTTCACGCTAACTAATTATCAATTTTCTGGAAGCGTTGGTAATCAGATTGATACATTAAACAAGCTATATCCGAATATCGACGTATACATAGATGACTCGGCGATAGTCGTGCAATCGATAAATAATTCACGACCATCATCGACGCTTTTTTTCTTATCGCAGAGCACAGGGCTTATTGGAAAACCCAGCTTTGACGCTTACGGTGTAGAGTGCACAGTTCTTTACACACCAGACGTAGTTCTCGGCTCGCGTATAGAATTAAGTACTGCAGAATACCCGGCTGCGGACGGCGAGTATACGATTTACGAGCTAGACTTTGACTTAGCTAATCGAGAGCAACCTTTTTACTACAGATTGCGTGCGCGCAGGCCGTTTACATGAGCGTTACAATTAATTCAAAAAACCCTGCTAACAGCACGCTAGCTGGGACGTTTAGTGAAACATGGGATAAGTTTGTATCACAACTTGACGACTGCTTACCCGCAGTTGTAGTATCGTATGATCGTGCTACTAACACAGCAAATGTGCGACCAATAATTCAGCGCTTGCGCACAGACGGCACAGTACTGAGTCGTCCGCAGATTAATAACGTGCACTGTTTTGCGTTCGGTTCGTCGATTGGGGTGCTTGCATTCAATTTAAAACCAGGTGACCTCGGCTGGCTAAAAGCAAGCGATAGAGATATATCAATATTCATCGAATCGCTTGCAGAGTCGCCGCCGCAGACTTTACGCAAGCATAACTTTTCAGACGCGTTTTTTATTCCCGATTCGTTAGCAGATTGGACAATTGACTCAAGTGATAATGCTAGTCTAGTATTGTTACAAACAACAGACGCAACGCAGCGCATCGTATTATTTGAAGATAGAATAAAACTTGCGTCAAATAATTTAGTAACAATTGACGCGCCAACGACTAACACGACCGGCGCGACGAATCTCGGTAACACGGGCGGCTCGCCAGGCATAGCCAGGCTCGGCGATTCTGTGCAAGTGACGATTCCTATCGGCTCGATAGGAGGTTCCGAAAATTTGCCTACCTCACCTGTAGTCGTAAGCGGTACAATAACAAGCGCAAGTTCGACTAACACAGCAAGCTAATATGATGACATTTGCAGAAAGTTCTACGAATGATTTCGTAGTCGATGATCTGAATAATCTAGCGCTAGCTAGCAATCAAGACGCACTCGTGCAATTAGCACGTAGCGTTATCGAACGACAGCGCGGAGAAATGCAGTATCTTGCTGACGAGGGCATACCGACTGAGCCGACGCTGTGGGACGGCGTACCGAATCAATTGCAGTATCAATTTTTCTGTCGACAAGCAATACTGCAGCTCGATGGTGTGATTGATGTAGCACGTTTTGATACTGAAATAACTGAAGACAATCGTTTAATTTACGACGCGAGAATATCAACAATATACGGCCTTGTGGCACTAAATAATGAGTTCACCCTATAATCCTATCGACAACACCGGTATCGTTGTTGTTGACACTTCACAGATAAAATCTGAAGTTCAACAGACGTACTTGACAGCTCTGGGCGACGATTTATACCTAGGCGACGAATCGCCACAAGGGGTGTTAATTAGTGTACAAACGGCAGAGCGCGTAGGCGCGGTGTCAGCGGTCGCTAACGCTGTTAATCAGATAAACCCCAATGTGAGCGAAGGCGTATTTTTAGACGCTATATGCGCGCTTAGCGGCATTCAACGAAGCCCTGGCACGTTCTCTACATTCTCTGTAAACCCAACTGTGACTGGCGTGCCTGGCACACTAATACCCGCAGGATCACTTGCAGTGACACCGCAAGGAGATCGCTTTCAGACAACTGCAAGTGTAGCAATTCCCGCGCTCGGCAGTATTACTGTACCTTTTATCGCAGTCGAGCGAGGCGAAGTAGCGTGCCCTGTCGACAGTCTTTCTATAGATGTGCCGATTGCAGGCTGGGAAACTGTTACTAATACTGTCGCTGCGACGCCGGGGGAGCCGGTCGAGTCAGACCCACAATTGCGCATTACACGCAACAATACACTAGCATTCCAAGCCGCTGCGGGGCGAGAGGCGATAGTCTCAGGGGTTGCGCTGCAACCGGGCGTTTTTGACGTCGTATCGCGCGATAATGACTCTAACTCACCGCAGATCATAGACGGTGTGCTACTCAACGCAAACAGTGTGTGGGTTTGTGTGAGTGGCGGCGATGACACTCAAATAGCAGAACAGCTAAACGCGTCGAAAAATTTTGGTGCGCCGTGGCAAGATAACATACCACCTGCAACAGGTGTGTCAATTAATGTGATAGATCCGTACAACGGTCAACCGAACACTATTTTATTTGACCGACCAGCGGCTGTGCCTGTTGCGTATCAAGTCACTATTAACAGTAATGGAGTATCGAATGCACAAAGCATAACGCGACAAGCTATTTTAGACTATGCAGTCGGAAATATACCAGCGCTCGGAAAGCTTGGTATTGGTGTCGACGTGTCGCCATTTACTGCAACATCTGCTATAAATAGTGTATCCCCGGCTATTGAAGTATTGAACGTCTTAGTTACGCTACTTAGCGTTGTGAATTTTCAACCCGTCACTATTCCAATTCCACTAACGCAGCTTGCAACAGTTTCTGCTAGCGATATAACAGTTGTAGACGTAGCATGAGTACAGTACGACAATTCGATTACAGCGCAACAATATCCAACGCGTTAATATGGAGACATAATAACGCAGCTGCGCTAGAACAGATTGTGTTAGCAGAGCAACAGTATTACGATACATACGTCGATCAATACTTACAAGACTGGTACACAAACGTCTTCAATCTAGATACAGCGAATGAGTTCGGGCTGACAGTCTGGTCGATTATATTGAATGTTCCAATTACTATCAGCTCAGAAGAAACAGATGAAGACATTTTTGGTTTTGATGATAATGGCACAGAAAACTTTGATCAAGCACCATTTGCGCCTGACAGTTCTGATATAGTACTGACACCGGAAGACGCAAGACTTGCGTTAAAATTGCGCTATCGTACATTGACAACTAACGCTAGTGTGTTTAATGTTAATAGAATTTTAGAAGACGTTTTTAGCGCCTTGGGAATAGTATACGTAGTCGATAATGGGGACATGACGGGGACGTATGTATTCAGTTTTGACATAAGCTATGGACTGTTTACGTTGTTCAATACGTACAACATTTTGCCAAAGCCTGCAGGCGTTGCGATCACAATAGTTTTACCACCGTGAGTTTTTTATTATGAGTAATCCAAAGTATTTTGATCTAGCGTTTGCAGAAAACGGCGACAGAGAAGTTGTGCCAGACATCGCGGGTGACCCCGCACTTATCAGTTACGACCAAGGCTGGACGCCAAATTATTCACTGCCGAAAGGGACTATTGGCGCCGAGAATGTGGCAAGGCTACCGAGCAATGGTGTTCTCTACGACGTAACAGACGCGCTCAGACAAGTGCAGCAACAGGGTGTGCTGCCATGGCAAAATTACATCGCTTATGGTGTAGACGCTATTGTAGTTGCATCAGATAGTCGTCTGTACAGAGCTGTCGTTGCAAATACTAATAAAGATCCTACAAATGGCAATGTAAATTTTTGGCTAGAGGCCGCGCCCGAGGCGTTTTTTGTGCGCGGTCTTGTGCAAGATACTGCTGATGCAAATGTTAAAAATTTACGACTTCCAACAAGCTCAGGTGGCACTTTAGATGTAGGTAAGTTTGAAGAAAGTGCTGTTATTTTTTTCAGAAACAGAAGCACAAACACAGGCACAGTTGTTGTAAACATTATTGGCAACCCAGGTATGCAAAATATACCACTCTGGAGCGGTATATCACAAGCACCGCTCACAGGAGGTGAACTGTTAAATGGTTATGAAGCGCAGCTAGTATTTCGCACTGATTTAAACGCCCCAACTGGCGCTTTTTTATTAACTAACCCTCGCGCATCAGGAACCGGTTTTGCTAATGCAGGTATTTGTGTATTAGAAGACAGTTTAAATAGTTCTGCAACTAATACAGCAGCGACATCGAACGCAGTACGACTTGCAGCGCTTAGCAATAATATTAAATATTCTGTGACTGGAGTAGGTGTGTTCAGAAATGTAGTTAAAACAGACGCAACTAACAACATAATAGAGCAATGGATAGACGTGAGCTGCACGTTTAGCGGTACGGCAATACAAACACAGGTTATAACTTACCCGACACCTTTTCCTGTTCGCTCGCTTAATGTTCAAGTCAGTATAGTGACGACGCAGATAAACATATCACCAATAATCTGGGTTTCGTCTTTTACAGCTTCAGCGATAACTGTAAGATTTCGATTATTGCAAAATGTAACTTCGCAGCCGGGCACAATTCTTGTGCATGCGATTGGAGAATAAAAATGTCAGTACCGATTTTTACTGGATTTTACCCAGTCTATCAAGGCATTATTGGAGTCCCGCCGGACTTTACTATACCTATCGCTGCCGAGTGGACAGGCGCTACATCATTTGATATAGCAAGTTTACCGCCTGATTTGACGTATGATTCTACTAGCTATACGATAAGTGGTCCCGTAACTACGCTAATGAAGTATACTGTATACATACGGGGTGTAAACAGCTTTGGCGCAGCAGACTGGGAACCGCTATACATAGAAGTTTTTAATCCGCCCCCAACCCCCGGTGGCATGCCTTCAAGTCTTAGAACCCTTTTTGGCCTGCCAATAGAGTGGCAACAAGTTGTAGAGATAGGTACTAAGTCAGTTATTTTCATTAAGCAAGCGACACTATACGCGCCCGGAAATTTTTCGGGTACAGGTCGTATGCTAATCAATGATGTTGCAAATGACGGAAATGCTACAATTTATCCAAGCAACAAACTGTATACGCAAATACTAACAAACGGCGGATCTTATGTATACGCGCGCGCGACAGAGCCTGGGTGGGAAATTATAGTCGACACGTCAGTGCCTGCATAGAAAGAGGAGATCTATTATGTGCGCAGAAGTTTTTGGATACCCTGCAAGTGGATCGAGCGGCATAGATGGCATCACAGTTACAGACGGTGTAACTACAGTTAGTACAGCAACTACGTTAGACATAAACGGCGCATCAGTTAATGTTGGCGCGTCAGCAAATATAGCAGAGATAAATATCGGTGCGAATGTCACAGACGGTGTTAACACAGTTAACGACGTTACTACGTTTTCGTTTGAGAACGCGACAGTCGTCGGCGGTGCGCCGGGTTTTGCAAGTATAAATATTCAGCAGCCCCCCAATCCGTTCTTTTTTGGATACACGACCGGCTATCCTATTAGTGTAATTCAAGTCGTTAGCGCCGCGGGCGCAGCTGAAAATGCTACAGTAATTGATAGCTCTGTTATTGTAGACCCTCCGACATCTAATTTTATATACAATGGCACGACTAGTATTTTTTTAGTTACTGCGTCACTTCCAGAATCTGGTTTTTACGAAGTCGAATTATTCGCGTCATTTAATCAGGGCGGAAATAACGCGTTGTCGCTAGCCCTCGGATATAAAGCTGCGGGTAGCGGGACTTTTCAAACACTACCACAATCTATTTTCCCCGCCGACACGCAGGGAAATGACTTTCAAACATTTCAAAGTAAGCCTGTAATTTTAGAGCTGTCAAGTGGCGACGAGCTAGTAATGCAGCGAATAAATTTTGGCGCCGCGGCAGCTTTTGGTGCAGCTAATGTTGCTATGAAAATAACTAAAGTATCTTAAATCGCTTTATATTTTGTGATACTAGTATATAAAGATGAGCGATAAAAAAACTCAGGGTCGGGTTTTTGAAATTATAAAAATCGTAGGTGTCACAGCGACGCTCGTAAGTGCATTATGGAGCGCGATAGCATCTCTTACAAATAAGCTCGTTTGGCAAATAGATTATCTTGAAGATCGTGCAAATATTATAGAATACATAAAAGAAAATGAGATACTTCGTCGTGAAGAATCTATCTGTAGACGCGTTGCTTTAAATGACGCAACTCGATACGACGAATGCAGAGAAAAATACGAACGCGAACGCGACTTGCGGCCGCAGTCATGGCTTAAATAAATATGAGTACAGCACTTGAAAATAAAACAGACCTTGATCTTGCGCGTATTTGCACTCGCGTATGTCGAGCGTTAAAAAATGCAGAGTGTTTTTTTACATATGCTTCGCTAGTAGACTCAGATAAAGACAAACTATCGCTAGCAAATATGCTTTACAATGAGTTCAAAAAAGCATACGCACAATGCGAAAAAAATGATGTTCTTATAGATTCGTTAAATTTTATAAATGAAAGAGCTACTAAAAAGTATACATCACTGAACATAGAATTGACAGAATCTAAGAACATATCTATTAAAAAAAGTGACGCTAATACGAGTGATACATTATGATACTTACACTACTAGCAAGCGCGCTGGGCTTTGTGTCGAGTCTAGTACCGCAAGCTTTAAAGTTTTTACAAAATAGACAAGACAACAAACAAGAGCTTGCTATACTTGAGCTGCAGATAAAACAGCAGCAGAATGCAAACGAGCAACGACTTGATGAGATACAAGTACAGCAAAGCGAACTCACACAACGCGCCGTATATCAGCATGACAGCTCTATAAAAAGCACGGGCTGGGTCAATAATCTACGCGCCAGTGTTCGTCCTTTTGTGACATATACGTTTTTCTCACTGTTTTGCGCTATAAAAATATGTGCGCTTTATCAGCTAATGCAAACGAATAGTGTTGTTGTATCACTGCCGCAGCTTTGGGACGAACCCACGCAAGCCATTTTTGCGGCCATAATAAGCTTCTGGTTTGGTGATCGTACGTTAGCAAAGATGAGCAACTAGCATGCGTACAAGCGATGCAGGACTTCAATTTATAGCGAATTTTGAGGGCTTTAGCGCTGTGCCATACTTGTGCCCTGCAAGCTTAAAAACAATTGGATATGGGCACGTTATACGCGCTAATGAGCACTTCACTAGCATTACTGAAGATGAAGCGCGTAAGTTGTTGCATAGCGATGTTGCAAGTAGCGAAAACGCTGTAACGCGTCTTATACAAGTGACGATGAATCAAAATCAGTTCGATGCACTTGTATCATTTACGTTCAATATTGGTGCAGGTGCGTTGCAACAAAGTACACTACGTAGAAAGCTAAATCGCGGCGAATATGTCAACGCAGCTAATGAATTGCTGCGCTGGGTCTATACGTACAAGCCCATAAAAACTAAATTGCCGGGTCTTGTACTTCGTCGTATTGCTGAACGCAGACTGTTTTTGTGTGATATTTAGTATCTGTAGAGCTAATGCTTACAGTATAATACAACAGCAGCGTGAGTCATACGAGCTGTCTAGAGGAGACGCAGCTAACAGAGATAGATTAATCTGTGAGTATGTGTTTATAGTCTTGCAGTCAGACTCGTCAAATGATATACCATTTCTTATCTCTGCAAAAGAACGCGCATGAATATCTATAGAGTTTACAGTGTCAATGTGTACGCTATTTGCATTTGTGTTTGAGTTTGTATTTTTATTGACTAGATAGTCAGTACTTTTAGAACGCACTCTCACGTTTTTAATATTCATAAAACCTCGCATCTTTTTTTGTCATCGCGCGCAGTTAAATAGTATCGCGCGCTTGACTCATACAATGCTGCTATACATTTCAGATAGTGCGCGTAAAGTTAATATTTTATCTCTGTATATGCGATAATCAGAACCCGAATCGAAAGCTATACGAAAACTAAAATCGCTATAGCCTGTACTATATATTCTCACTTTTGCAGTGTCAAGACCTCCGGCGAGTTCAAACTCTGTAATGTCATTCGATATAATAATGTAAGTATATGATCTACTATGTGTGCATTCTTTTGCGTTGAAGTCATGACGTATAATTAAGCACTCGCGGCGCGGCAGATCAATAGCAATTTCATATATGAGCTTGTCTGCTTCTTTAGTGTCTACGTTTACATGTATTCTTGATCTGTTTCTATATGATATCGATAGTATTAGCATTTTAAAATCTCCTTTTATTTTTATTTTTATTTTTATTTTTATTTTTATTTTTATTTTTATTTTTATTTTTATTTTTATTTTTATTTTTGTGTTCTATACTTTAAGACTCGTATACATACTCCGTTTTTGTACCAACATTTTGTTCCGTTGCTGTAAATAGCCGCTGGCAAATCATTCTCGCGATTGAGTTTTCCGTTTTTGTACCAGAATTTTGAGCCATCAGCATATTCGACAGATGGTAAATCATTATCACGATGACGTTTTCCGTTTTTGTACCAAAATTTTGTTCCGTTGCTGTAAATAGCAGCTGGCAAATCATTCTCGCGATTGAGTTTTCCGTCTTTGTACCAAAACTTTGTACCATCACTGTGCTCAACCGCAGGTTTATCATTGTCGCGATTACGTTTTCCGTTTTTGTAGTAATATTTTGTCCCACTTTCATATTCGACCGCGGGTAAATCGTTGTCGCGATTGAGTTTTCCGTCTTTGTAATATCGCTTTCTGATACATGATTCAACATATTCTATAACCGCGGGTTTGTCATCGCCTCTATCAAGTTTTCCATTTTTGTACCACTTTTTTGTACCATCTTGTCTTTCAATAGCTGGCTTATCGTTCTCTCGATGAAGTAATCCATCTCTGTACCAACGCTTTGTGCCATTTTTAAAAATAATTGCCGGCTGATCGTTGTCGTTATGTAGTAATCCGTTTTTGTAATAACGCTTTGTTCCGTATATGTCTGTTACGCATTCTATAATGTCATTCATTTTATTATTAGTATTTCTTTTTATAGTAATTCATTTTCATTATGCAGCTTTCCATTTTGTAATATTTTTGTACCCCGCTTCATATGTTAATTATTTTATTACAGCATTCATTTTTAATGCTAAGTTTTTATTTTTATCATTACACAAATTTTACATTATATTGCTTTCCGTATTTGTACCATTCTTTTGTGCCGTCTGCGCGCTCGATTGCAGGTAAGTAATTATTGCGATGTAGTTTTCCATATTTGTGCCAAAATTTTGAGCCGTCAGCATGTTCAATAGCATGTAGATCATTTTCTCTATGTCGAAAACTGTTTTTGTACCACTCTTTTGATCCATCGTAATATTCAATTGACGGTTTATCGTTCTCTCGATTGAGTTTTCCGTCTCTGTACCATTTTTTTGTACCATTATAATATTCGATCGCGGGTTTATCATCGCCGCGGTCAAGTTTTCCATCTCTGTACCACTTTTTTGCGTTGTGATTTATAACTGCGGGTTTATCATCGCCGCGATCAAGTTTTCCGTTTTTGTACCATCTTTTTACAAAGTCTTGTCTTTCAATAGCTGGTAAGTCATTATCACGATGAAGTAATCCATCTCTGTACCAGTGCTTTGTACCATTTTTAAAAATAATTGCGGGTTTGTCATTGTCGTTATGAAGTAATCCGTTTTTGTAATAGCGTTTTGTTCCGTATTCGTCTATTACACACTCTATTTCATTAGTCATTTTTTAATCTCAGTTTTATAACGCACTCCATTTTCATACCACTCTTTTGTACCATCATCTCTCTCTATAGCGGGTTTATTATTGTCGCGATGAAGTAACCCATTTTTGTACCATTCTTTTGTTCCGCCAGCGTATATTATAGCCGGCAAATCATTGTCATTATTCAGTAATCCATTTTTATACCAAAATTTTGTACCGTATTCTTCGTCTATTACGCATTTTATTTTGTCTTTCCAAAATTTTTTACAGTACTCTTCGTCTATTTTGCATTCTATTTCAGCTGACATTTTTTAATCTCCGTTTCTTACATACACTTTATCTTCATTTTTTCTTTGAGTCGCGATTAACTTTCCGTTTTTGTACCAATCTTTTGATCCATCATAGTATTCAATTGCACTTATTTCTGTCATCTCAACCGCCGGCCGGTCGTTTGGGTCTCGGGTTTGAGTGATACACGCTAGTGCAAGTGCTGCGAGTCGAGCTTTTTCGTCTTTTTCTTCTTCAATCTCATGCAAATCATCTTCTCTACAACATCTTTTTAAATCTTTTTCTAATCGTTCTAGTTTTTCTATGCTAGTAGTCATTTTACAATCTCCATTTTATGTTTGTTTATATAGCCAAAGTTAACTATATAACTAAAGTATACACTAATAATTATGTTTGTCAAGTATTTTTTAAAAATAATTTAAAATTTTTTAAACTTTCTGTACTATATAGATATCTTTGACTATAGTATTATTAAAATGACAACAACGATTAAAAATACTACGTTACTTGATACTAACGCTGATACAAAAGCTTTAAGCCATCTCGCTACTCTACTTGTGTCTATTTTATTCTCTTTTACAGTACACTGATTAATAGTTACTTTGTTATCGCATACATTATACACATTGTTTTGAGCTTTTGTGCTGCGCGCAAAAACGTCGCTATCATTAACTTTATAAATACTATCTTTTGTATCAATTGCGTAACCATTTTCTGATGCTATAGAATGCGAACTAGTTAACTTCACGTATTCATTTGACATTATTTATTACTCCTTTTTATAGCGTTTTTTATGACAAAACACATATATCAATACTTTTTAAAGTTATTTTTATTACTCTTCTTCATCTTCTTCTATATCTATTTCATTATCTAGATAGTCTTCATAGCTATCGTCGTTATCAAATATCGCATACAGCATATCGCTATCTATCATTTTTCTAGTCTCCTTTTTTACTAATGACTTCAAACTCTACATATGTACTATAGACTATGATATTACACTTGTCAACTATTTTTTATACTATTTTCCAAATCTTTTTGACACTCGCGCTTCTGCGTGCAGCGGCAGCCCAGTCGCCCACCCGCGCTCTGCGCACATCTCAGTCTCAAGCTCAGCTTTGAATACGTCTGCATGCGCTTCATCGACTTCTAATACGATCTCGTCGTGTATGTGCAGCACTATGTACTCAGCAAATGTATAAGCTACGTCACGACATAAGATAGCGCATGTCGCTTGCACTACGTTTTCAAGCAGTAACCCGCGCCACAGGCTATGCCGAGGCCACTCTGTGTCGTCTTGCTTTTTCTTAAATGATGCTTTTAGTGACGTAATCTCTACGCGTTGTGTATCGCTGTTGTACTCAAGACGCGCGTCAGCGTATGTAAGTACTGTAGAATTGTCAGCTAGTACAACGCGCAACGCTGACGTGTCGTAAATGTACGTCACACGTCCGCATTGCTGAGGCACGTGCGGGCGTCGCATAGCGTTCTCCGCTGCAGCTTGCAGCGCGTTTCCAAAGCTTACAATTTTTGTATGCTTAGCGCGCCACGCATGCACTAAAATTTCTAACTTTTCGTCTGCTATATCAACGCTCAAATTCGCGCTCATAGCGCGCAACGCGCCCGCACCGCCGAGAAAACCGCAAGCTAAATCTGTCACTTTACCCACTTGTCGCTCGTCAGGATTCTCCTCTTTAGTGATTTTATAACCGTAAATTTGCTCAGCGGCATAGCAATACGGGCACTCGCCGCGGCGGAATACGTCAAGCTTGTCTTGATCGTCAGCAAGCCACGCTGTCACGCGCGACTCGATTGCTGACCAGTCTGCAGAAACCAACACTTTGCCTGGCTCGGCTATGATAGTGCTGCGCAGTAGTTTAGATAACGTTTCAGTAACAGCTAGTTTTTTACCGCTTATTGGGTCTGTAAGTGGTTGTTTATTAATGACTTTTTCTCGAATAGTCTCTACATGTTCATCGTCGAACGTATCGCGATACATGTTATGCATCTGCACGCCGAGCGACGAATAGCGCAGCGTGCTGGGTGCGCCGAAAGCTCTGAAAACCCCGCGCACGCGCCCATCATCTTCATCACACAAGTTGAGCAATTTTTCATATTTAGCTGTAGCAGTGCCGCTAGCGATGTCATAACATTCGATAGCTTTTACTACGTTAGCGGGTATTTGCAACTCTTCAGCGTTCTCTAGTAGATTAGCGCGCGTAGTTTTATCGATTGATATTTTTTCTTTGCCGTCTTTGTAGACTTTCATAATAGCTAAAGCGCGAGTATCGTCGAGTTCGTTAATGAGCCACTTTGAAAATCTTTCTCGCTGTGTGTGCTGCGTTACTGCATTGTTTGTCAGTGTTCGCAACAGCTGCGTGCATTCTTCTTGCTCGATAGCGCGATATTCGAGTGCTGCGACTGCAAGCTCACAATCAATGCAAAAGCCCCGATCGTTTATCTCTTCGTTTGCAACATAATCTGCTTGCAGTTCATCTGATAACTTTGTCATGCGCTGATGACACAGTGCTGTCACGATCCAGTCTCGCTCACAATAATCGAGCATCTCTTGAAGAAGTTCAGGCGTATGCTCGAACGGCGGGATAGACATTTTCTTTATTAGTGCGTGTCCGCGTGGGTTTTTGTTTATGTCTAGTTGCAGTGCATATGCACAATCTTCAAGTCGCGACGGCAGGCCATTAACGCGTGCTTCTGCTTGTGTGCAGTACCATCTCTCACGCGCCATCGCCGGCCAGCCATATTTTTTCGTCATGACGTGTTGCCATATCAGTCTGTCGAACGTCGCGTTGCTTGCGCAGACAAGCCCAATATTGTCTTTCACCACCTCGGGCACCGCGTCGCCCGGCGCCCATCGCACCGGCGCGGCGTCGCTGTCTATTCGCCCCACGACTGCGCAAAGCACGTCAGTCGTCGAGTGTTTAGCGTATATGTAAGCACCGCGAGTGATTAAGTTGCACTCGCTTTTTGTTTCAAAGTCTATTAGTAACATTATTTTAATCCTTTTTTAGTATAAAAATTATTTGATATGTCTATTGATCTAGTATCAATTCTATATAAATTAATAGTATGCTAATAAATAATATTTGTCAACACTTTTATATAAAACTTTTAACTTAATTTTTAGTGCAGTCTACTTCGTCTAGTTGTTTGTCAACGCAGTACACGATGTACACACATCCTTGCTCGTCCTCGCTCTCGCACGCGTCGTAGCCGAGTTTGTGCGCTAAAATTCCTTGAAATTGCTGCATTATCCAACTTTTTTCGCCGTCATCTTGCTCAGCATAGTCATAAATATCTTCACTCTCGTCGAGTATGTTAAAAATAGTTTCAAGACCCAGCTCGTCTGTATCTAAGTCTACCGCTGCTGCGAACTGTTCTAGTATAGCTGCGACTACTTCATCTTCGTGTGAATGTTCGTATTGAACTCTGTGCAGTTCTAAAATGTTGTTCTCGTCGATATCGAGATTGTATTGATATCTGCAGTTGTTAGCTAGATTGTAAGTGTTGCCCTCATCAGCAAAAAACAAACATCCAAGCTGCGTAGTGCTGTAGATGCTTCTGTTAGTAACACGTTCTATTTTTTCAGCTGATGCGTGAGTTATGATCATTTTGTAAGCTCCATTTTTAATGTTGAGTCAGTCTCAACTTTGTATAGAGCAATAATATACTAATAAATAACAGTTGTCAACACTTTTATATAAAAAAGTTAAAATTTTTTTAGCCGACATCGTTTTTATTCGACATCAGCTAAAAATACGCTATTTTAGCGAGTTCGTTTATGTACTATGTCACCCGCGGCCGCGGCCGCGGCCGCGGCGGTGGGGCTAGACTCGTCAGGGGTGTCAGAACTGGACAACAGTTCATTCAAGCCGTTTATCGTAAGCCATTGAAAAATCGGCAGTTTTACAGATGAACATTGGCCATATTTTTTGTGCATGTACGTCTCAGATTTTAACAGAATCGCGGGGATAAAAGCTCCGCTCGAGTCACTAAGTCGAACCGCCGCGGCAGCTAGAATCGCGCATGCTTCTCGAGTTCCGCTCAAGCTACTGATGCTGTACTCAGCCCGCACGCTCATGTAAGTATCTGAAATACCTACTAATTTTAGCTTGTATGCTGGCTTCCAGCTCGCCAAAATCTTGCCGTGCTGAGGGTGCGTGTAGTGAATGTCACAAGTTTCAGATGTTTGCACAAGCGGCTCAGATACGGGTCGGAAAATCTCCCCTAGGGGGGCACCCCCGTCACCCCAGGCTTGCAGACCCTGTTCAGAATTTAAAATATCTAATGCCCAGGGCTGGTCGTCAGCGATCGGAAGTCGATCAATTCCGATAGTATAGCAGCCATTTTTGTCTCTTGTGATATAGCGCACGTCTGCGTCGTCTTGCGATGAATAATTTTGCGTGAGTGCTGTGAGTCTATTTTTCAGCTCACTCATAGATTTTGAATCGTTAAGTGCAGTCATTTGATAAGTCATTTATTTTCTCCAAATATTTTTTTGAGTTCGATTTTTATGTCTTCATTTATTATTTTATTTTCTGTTTTTTCTATCACTTCTCCTGCAGCTAATTTTTTTCCGCTCGATTTTTTAACTATAGCAACGCTTAACAACTCGTCGAAAGTTTTTTTTCCGAGCACTTTTTCTAGCTGCGCTGGTGTTTTTAGTTTTTTATCATAAGCTATGTCCTCCATTTTGTTATCTATCAATATAGTTTCTACAAGCTCTTCGTCAGAATAGCAACGCATTGCGCGTGTATCACACAATGCAAAACCACTCACTTGCTCGCCGCTCGTTAGCTTTCTCATTAATTCGTTTTCATATTTGCCGATAATTTTTTTAACTAATTCGAGTTTTTCATACGTTGCAAGTTGCGTTTCGACAGCTGTAGAGTCTGTCAATTTTGAGAAATCAAAACTTGTTTTTGGGCATTTTCCCATCGCAGGACAATACTTACAGTGATCGCCCGCTTCGAAATTTAGCTGCTTCCCCTGCGCGACTTTTTCTCTCAACTCGCGTATAGAACTTATAGTATTTTGCAGTTCGTCGATATCTGCTGTCCAAGTTTGTGCTGTATTGTGCAGAGTCGGTTGTATTATTATGAACTCTAATGTTGATATATTATAGCGTGTAGCTTGAGCGTATAGCGCAGCGTAAAAATACAACTGCGCATTATTGCACACATCGACGTGTAGCGCACCGAATTTGAAGTCTACTACAGCTAGCTTGTTGCATGATTCGTAATACACAATAGCGTCAGCAGTACCGCCGACAAAATCGCCTACACTCATCTCATGCTCTATAAATATAGAAGCACTTATCATGTCAACAGAATCTAGAAATTGTTTATGCGCAGCTACTGCTAATGCGTCAGCGTTTTTGACTTTAATCTCGTGTCGAAGTAGTTTTTCTACTTGCTCGTGCAATTCAGTACCGCGCTGCGCAGCGGCTCCTGCGCTGCTTTCTAAGCCATTAAGCATACAAAAAACCGCCCATGCGGGGCATTTTTGCGTTCTTGACCACGTCGAGCCCCCGTATAAGTAGTGCATTTTTATTCCTCTTTTTAGTTAATGTTGTGTTGATCGTTTAGTCATGATAACATAAAAAAAGCTCTTGTCAATAAAAATAATAACTTTATTTGACATTAATCTATAATATGTGCTAGAGTATACTTTTTCATCTACACACTGAGGACTTAAAAATGGCTTATAAGATAAAAGACACGCAAATTTGGGTTCACAATCTGAACAGACTTATAGAACGTGATGAACGTTGTCTTACACGCATCGCAGCAGACTGCGGTTTTAGTGTTACACATTTGCACAACTTAAAAAATGGCGATACGCTAAATTGCGGCGTGCAAACATTTGCATCTATAGCTAAAGCATTCAATCTTACGTTAGATGAGCTATATTACACAAAAATCAAATGAAAAGATTAGAGCTCGCACTCGAGAAAAAATGCATAGCATATGCAAAAAGCTGCGGTTTTCTCGCGCATAAACTTAGATTTAGAGGCCAATCGGGGGCGCCCGACTGTCTCTTTATCTCAAAATGCGGCGAGTGCATCTTTGTCGAGTTCAAACGCGCTGCGCAATCACGATGCGCAGAAGGTCAACTAAGCGCGCTGCAAGAAGTAATCTTGCGCGACTATGCATCTCGCAACATCGCTGTAACAGTCTGCAAAGACTTTGAGCATTTCAAGACTATTATCGACGCGTGCAATAGAGTAAATGAGCATGAAATTAGAACTCACGACAGTACAGTCGAAAGCGGTTAATTGGCTATGTGATCGCGAAGTGGGCTATTTGATCGGACGGCCGGGCGCCGGTAAAACTGTCGTTTTTCTTTCTGTTTTGCAGCGTTTGCTAGCAAGCGATTGTGAGCGCGCAATCGTGTTCGCGCCACCGGCAGTGGTGGGGTCGGCGTGGCTTTCTGATGCTAAAAAGTGGTTGGATTTTAGAGATCTTGACTTGTGCGTATTGAGTGGCACGCCGGCGCAGCGGCTAAAGTTGCTAGAACAAGAGTACGACATCTATATAGTATCAGATAATATCGTAGACTGGCTCATCGATACGGCAATTCAACAAAAAATAAATCTCGGCGACGTGCTCGTTATAGACGAAATAACGAGATGGAGCGCGGCTGGCAGCGTGCGTGTTGGCGCACTGAACAAATGGCACTTAAAGCACAGTTGGAAGCATAAGTACGTCTGCACAGCAACACCCGTATCTGAAAGTTGGTCAGCACTATACGCGCACTTTAGAGTGTTAGACGGCGGAGCGCGGCTCGGTACTAACAAAGAATCGTTTTTGCTCAATTACTTTCAGCGATTGGGCTATCAGAGCTACAAACACAGACTGCTACCCGGCACTGACGAGCTGATAATGAACAAGATACGCGATACGCTGTATGAGTTGCCATTTGACGACGAACTGCTACCGCCGCTGCGTGTGCAGCACTACGATGTGCCGCTGCCGGTGCGTGTGTATGAAGTGATTAAAGAGCTTAAAAAAGACAAGCTCGTAGAGCTGGGGGGTGTCACTATTATAGCACAGAACAGTTGTGTGCTACTTGAAAAATGCGCACAAATCGCTTGCGGCGGGTTGTATAAAACAGAGCTAGAAGATGGTACTGAGAAACAATTTGTCGAACTGCACAGAGAAAAAATAGCGTTTACGCAACGATTAGTGCGAGAGATGGGTGATGAAAACGTCGTTATTGTTTACACATATCAATTTGAAGAGATGTGGCTGCAGGAAGTGTTTTCAAATGCTATAGTGCTAAAAAGCAAGCGAGGCGAGGCACTTGATAGAGCTATAAATAGGGCAGACACTCGTCAGAACGGACGTGTTGTGTTGTTGCACCCGCGTAGCGCGGGGCACGGCGTGGATGGTCTTCAAGACGCATACAGACACATGATCTGGCTCTCACCGCCATGGTCTCGCGAGTCTTGGACACAGACAGTAGGGCGGCTGTGGCGGCGCGGGCAGAAATCTGAAGTGCATGTAAATGTTCTACGTGGAACATCAACAGTAGATGAGGTGAAATGGGGTGTCGTTGAGGGGAAAGGTAAGCTTGTCGAGCTGTTCGATAAGTACTTGAAAACACTAGACAATTAGAGGGACTTATAACGCATGAATAGCGATTTCGAGCAATTTGTAACTGGCATTTTTAGAGCTGACGTTTTACTAGATAATGAACACCCACTTTTTTGGTACTCAACACGCGTCGGTATTCATTATCCGATCTCGCTAAGTGAACTGCTAGAACGCGCAAAATCAGACAGCTATTTCAGTGCGTACTACGGCACGTCAACGATGCGCGCGCAAGCGGACGGAAAGGTATTCAACAGACAGTCGCAATTCTTTCGCTATTTTGTAGTTGTTTTAGACGATGTCGGAAACGGCGAAGGTGCGAAGCTTCGCTTTAGCGATTTGCCTGCAGGGCTGCGCAGTGGGTATACATATAGTGTAGAGACGTCTCCAGGGAACTACCAACTCGGCTACGTATTAGATGAGCCCATCTCGGATTTGAGCGTTGCTAAACAGCTGCAGCGCGACGTCATTATCAGCGCAGGCGCGGATAGCGGCGGGATGCTAGTGAATAAAGCTGTGCGGTTGCCGTTCGGTTTTAACGTGAAACGCGGCTCAGATGGGAGCTATAAATACAGCACAGACGGAAGACCGTTTGAGTGTCGTTTGAAAAAATGGACGGGAAAATACTGGAGCGCAGACGCGCTACGTTTAGCGGCAGGCGTGACAGGTGAGCTTGCGGCGACGGCAAAAACATGCGGTACGACGCTACTAAAAAAAGACGACGTGCATTTTATCGCGTCGAAGGGAATCGTAGACCCGGTTTACGAATGGTTAATCAAACAGAACTATGTGCACAGCGAGGGCGCGGATTGGGTAACGATAGAATGCCCCTGGGCGCACGAGCACACAAACAAAAACGAGAGCGCAGCGGGGTACAGTCCGCTCGGGCTTGGTGAGCAACCGCATCGCCGGGGGTTTCACTGTTTTCACGACTCATGCTCAGGGATCGGCACACAAGATTTTTTAACCTGGGTATACCAATTAAGTGGAATTCGAGCAAGCGTTTTTGCAGGCGTTGCAGAGATGGTATCGCGCTACGCTTTTATCACTGCACAGAATAGCGCGGTCGATATGTTGAGTGGTGATTATACAATTTATCAGCATGCGGGCTTTAAAAATCAGTACTCGGGTCTGTTGCCCGTACCCGCGAAAAAAGGGAAGGGTATGGATCGTGTTAGTGAGTACACACTTTACATGACCGATGTTAATCGTATGCGATTGAATAATCTAACTTTTTTGCCGGGTGATGATTTGTTAGTTGAACGGGGCGCGGACGGGTACCCGGATTTGAATCTATATCAAAAAGTATTCTGGCCGTCGATTGAATATGACATTAAACGTGTGCAACCGTTTTTAGACTTCATAAAGTACTTATGTTTTCATGAAACAGACTCGGATTGGCTACTAAAGCACATAGCAGCGAAGGCTCAGAACCCAAAATATAGGGGCTTAGGGGTGATAATGAATACCCCTCAAGAGGGAACCGGTAGAGGGACGCTTGAGCGTGTTTTGCGAAGGCTTTGGTCGCAGAAAAATGTTAGTGTGTTGACGCTTTCAAAGTTGTTAGATGGTGTTGCAGCAGAGATTAATAACCGATTTTTGTTAGTCGACTGGATATTCGTTCCAGAAGCAAAAGACGCGCGTATGACGACACGCGAAGAATATCGAAGCTACGAGACTTTGAAAAGTTTTATCGAGCTGGGTGGTGTTGAAGTGTTGATTAAAGAAAAGTGGCTGACTGATATCAGACCTCTTTGCTACGCGTCGACTATTATTTGCAGCAATCACGATGATGTTGTGCCGAGCGACAGCGGCGACAGTCGATTAAAGCGCATTAACAATACGCGAAATGTGTGGCCAGAGGAGAGGTGGGTTGCGTTTTACGATTGGCTTAAGAAGCCGGGGTGGGAGCCTCATGTCTGGTCGTGGCTATTACAGCACAATGTTGGTGAACACACAACGTATGTACGCTCACGACGTCGTACACTGCACGAAGAGGCTATTAATGCTATCTTATATGAAAAGCCTGTGCTCAGTGCTGTTATATTGTCTGTATTGTACGCTGACGCGCGGTGGGGCGGCGTTTTAAAGCCTGCGTGGTGTGTTTCGGGTATGTATGGTGTGGCAATGCAGCTGAAGCTAGACAATATAAATGGCTGGGAGCGAGTGCTTAAAAAAGAACTCATTAGCAAAACATATCATACTGATAGTCGTGTTAGTGTTGATGGTCGTCGTGAGCGTGTTCGTACTACTGCAGATTTTAAAGACATGGATTGTATTGAGGGCTTTAGTAAGACAGTATTCGAGACGGGGCTTCAGAAGTTTGTATTAGCTTTTATTGAAGCTGAGGGTTTGTAGTAGTATGTTTTTAATAGCCGCAGGCTTGCGCTTGCGGCTAGGGGCTTGCATTATCGATGACAAGCTTTAGTCGATGAAGTAGAAACATTCGACATCGACATCTTATATATTACGTCACATAGTTGATCAGCTCAAGTTTTTTCACATCTATAAGTCCGTAGTTTTCTATATCCCCCGCGTATTAACCTTTCCGGCATGTTCTCTGCAGCTAAAATGCGCGTAGCAGACTCAATACATCTGCAAAACTAAAATCCCCTTTTACGTTACCCAATTCGTCGATTTTGGTTAAAAAATGTACAAATTCCCCCTTTTTCTATGAACGTAGGATAAGTATGTTAGTAAACACTCACAAAAAAAGTACTATAAAACAACGTACTAAAACTCCCTTTAGGGAATTTGGCCAAAAAGGGGCGTTATATAAGGGGGATTTGGGGGGTAAAAAACACATTATGGGGAATTAGTAAAAAAAGTGTAAGTTATTGTATTTTAACGGAAAATAGGTGTTGACCGTCGTAGCCGCCTATGTTATCTTGCGGTCGTAAATAGGGGGGTTTTGAGGGGGAAAAGTGGTCAAAAAAACCACAGCGACTCAAGAAAATCTAAGTGATGGTCAGGTGAAAATTCCCCCCTTGCTGTGGCGGGGCGGTTTTTAAAAATGTCCCGAAAACGGAATTTTGACCATCTTTGACCATTTTTTAAAAAATATTTTGTCCCGTCTAAACTATTGAAAAATAACTATTATTTTAATATTTTATTACTTTGACCATAATTATATATATATATATTATATAAAAAGATCAAAGGGGGAGAAATGTTAAGTTTTACTACTATTAAGGGATATGAATTTTACGTATTTTAATAG